TCAGGCAATACCAGGCGTCATACGCTCGCTCCAGATCCTTGGCGTGCTCCCCCAGGATCGGATGCCGGAACGATGGCAACTTCGGGTCGGTTCCAGGATGTTCAGATTGCACCGCCGCCCGTACTCTTTGCCTGCTAGTGGAGCTTTCCGCTTAGAGCTTCACCGCCTTGGGATGAGGCTTGCGGCGTTGGAACAGGGACGGCTGCACCACCTCGACCGGTGCGGGCCTTGGCTGGCGGGGGCGCCGCTCACGGGGCACGGGGGCAATGGTGGCAACGTCGAGCCCTAGGAGCCCCTGGCGGAACTGCTCCAGCGTGCGTCCACGCAGTTGCGCTTTCAGGCGGTTGTGGAACTGAATCATCGGCCCGGAAGGGTAGGCCCGTTTGAATGGATCAGCCGCCCACCGCTCCAGGAGGCCACGATCAGCGGGGCGCAGGTTGGCGAACGCTGCATCGGTGAGGGCATAGAGCGCAGGGGCAAGGGCTGCCTCTGCTGCCATCGGCTGATGCTGGCTGAACAGTGTCAGCTCGTCTTCCAGCTCCACCGTGCCGACCATGCCGCCAAGCATCTCCGTGATCTCCTCCTCGGTGAAGCAGGGCAGGGCCTCGACAACCTGGGCTAGCGTCTGCCCCTCGGCCAGCATCCGGCGAACACGGGGATAGTGCTCACGCCACTTCGATGGCATCTTCACGTCGTAGCCGTGGTCCCTGATGTGGTGTTTGATGGCCCCCTCGATGAACATGCACACGCAGGTTGAGAGCGCATAGGGGCGATCTGTGGCGGGGTTGATTCGCTTGGGGTCATAGCGGCGGCACCCGTTGATCAGCCCCTCTAGGGCGGGGCCAATGAAGTCTTCAAAGGGGCGGGAGCAGCGGCGAGACCACTTAGCAGCGGCTGCCTCGGCTAACCCCTGGTTTTCAACAATCAGCCGCTCGGACAGCTCAGTGCGCGGTGGTGCCCCAGGCTTAGCCGGTTGCTCCAGCGACGCACCCTTGCGCTCCCGGCGCTTGCGCTTGGGGGGCTCCGGCAGGGTATCGGTGGGTTGTGGCGTGAGAGTGGTGGTCATGGCAGGCGGCAAGACTCACGAACGCGATCGGCGGCAGTCCCTGCAAACTCACGGGCGGCTTGCAGGTTGTCAGCGTGCTTGATCTCCAGTAGGGCGGTGTAGGCCTCGCCGAGGGCATCCCAGCGGCGCAGCTCGCGCTCTGATGCGGGCAGGGGGAATGGGACCAGTCGCTGAGCGAGGGCGTACAGGCGAAGCTGGCGGAGTAGGTGGAGGATGTTCACGATTCCGCCTCGCAAGCCCGTTCCTGCTGCCGCTGCACCTTCCGCGCCAGATCATCCTCATCGGCGGCGTTCCAGGCCTGCCGCTTCTCCTCTAAGGCAGCCTTTCTGCTGGCATGATCTTTGCGGAGAATATCTAGCGCATCGGAGTCCAGAAAAATGCGACCACCTGCATCTGCACCAATATCAACGTAGGCCTGCTGCCAACCAAACAATGCACTTCCGGCGATTCCGGTAGGGTTGCCTCCTTGATAGTCAATCCGGGTCTCGGGGATTTCCCCTGGCCAGCTCTGCTCCAGCAGCCAATCGACAACCTCAGGCGGCGGAAGGTGCGGGTCGCGGGGTGTGGTGCTCATTGGCTGGGTGGGTTGGTGGGTGGTCATCGGAAGCCGGGGATAGCGGACCGCCGCCGGGGTGGTGGGGGCTCCGGCTGCTGCATCACTGCGGTGGAGCCGTGGCCATAGGTGGCGGTGGTGATCCGCATGGGGCCGCCGGGTCCGTAGCCCAGCTCTGCGGCAAAGATGCGATGCAGCGGGTAGCCCACGCTGTCATTTGGATGATCGTAGCCAGTCTTTTTGTCTGGTTCGCCCTGTTCGTTGTAGGGCTGGCGCTCTAGTGCCTCGATTAGCCGTGGGCACTCTGGGCTGATCCAGAACCTTGTTTCCCCCTTGGCGTTCAACAGCAGGGCCTGCACCACGTTCACCCGATCGCGTACCGGGGGATTGGCATCAGGGGCGTAGTTGGCAAAGCCGTAGGACTTCAGGATCCCGATGTCCGACAGGCTGGCATTGGTGCTGCGGTTGGCGCCGCTGGCATCGGGATAGGCCCAGATCGAACGCTCGGGGAATTGCTGGCGGACCTTCCGGCACAGGTCATCGGTGTCATGGGCGCCCATGATCTCGGCGAAAGCGTGGGCAATGCCTTTGCGCACCACTAGCAGGATGCCCGACATGTTGCCTACGTTGAAGTCAATGCCGATCAGGATCTGATCAGTGATCTGTAGACCATCGGGTAGCGGTTTGACGTGATAATCACGGTTGAAGCGGTCGTACACCTGACCACTCTTCAGGTTGATGTAAATGCCTTCCATGTAGGCCTTTAGCATGTTGCTGGTGTAGCGGGTGCGCAGGTTGTCCAGGTAAGCCTTAGGCAGGTGTGGGTTGTCCTGGGTGCGCATCCTGATCAGCCGCTTACCAGGATCGGCCTGTGCTTCAACGGTGCCGAAGCTCTTGTAGTGCCAGACAAATCCTTCAGGGGTGGAGAGGAAGACAAGCTGGCTGACATTGCCAACCCGGATACGGCCGAGGATCTTCTCGTAGCCCCGTGCGGCAATCTGCTCCTGAACGGTGTCCACCTCGTCAACAAGGGCCCATGCCCAGTCGGGGCCGACGATGCGTTTGAAGTTCTCAAAGCTGCGGGCTAGTACGGGCGTATCACCATCGGGCAGGTGCAGGATGTGCTCGGGTAGTGGTGATGCGCGGAACGTGTAGGGGATGCCGTAGTGATCAAGGAAGGCATCAAACTTCCTGATCCAGATGTCCCGCAGCATGGGCCCGGTTGGCTCCAGCACGCAGCCGATAAAGCCTTGATTCAGCACCGCAAGCTGAAACGCCTTGGCACAGGCGCCGAGGGTCTTCCCTGCCCCGTAGCCAGCGGCCACGCCGATCTCGCGGGTGGTGGTGTCGTCAAATAGCTCAACCTGCCCGCCGTGGAGGTCGTCGCGTATGCGGGCGAGGGTGGCGGGGATATCAAGCCGCATGTGCGCCGCTGCGGTGCTCTCCAGCTCCAGCACGGCGAGGCGCGAGGAGGGGTCAGGGGCGCGGATGGGGGTCATGCGGACTTCTCCGGTAAGTCCTTGAGGGCAGACGTAATAGCCCATTCAATGGATGAAATTTTAGTATCTGGGCCTTTGCCGCTTTGTGCCCAGTGTATTCCCGTCTTGTTTAATTGCTCATTCAGCTTAGTTGTTATTTCATCGTGATCAACACTAGATATGTCTTTACTACACAGGGCTTCCGTGATTGGTTGCACAAGGGGCCAATAACGCCCCAGTCCCACGCCGGATAATGGGTTTTGCTGCTTGCTAATCCAGTCCCAAAAAAACCCTGGATCCGGGGTGTCTGGCATCAAGTCGTGACAATGACGGCACAAGGGAACAATGTTTAAAGGGCAAGCGTCTCCCCCTAATGACTTTGCGACAATATGGCAACGTTGCAATTTTTTGCCTTCGCCGTGCCCACAACACCAGCACCTTTCCCACTCCTCCATTGAATCAGTCCATTCAATGGCGAGGCAGTTGTCAAGGATTCTTTCTTTATGTGCTTTCCAGCAAGCAGCGATCCATGAAGGTGCCTTTGTGCTGGCTTCTAACACCACTTTGGTTTGCAGGCAATCGCTGAGGCAGAGCTGGGTGGTTGTCACGCCACCGGCCCCACGCGATACACCGCCCAATAGGCGCCGGGCGCCAGCTGCGGCCCGCTCTGCAACCTGCAGTCCAGCAACTGGTGTTCCAGCAGTGCCGAGATGCGCCGAAGGACCGTGCCTTGATCGCACGCCCACCGGACCTGCAGTTCGAGTGAGGTGATCTCCGGGATCAGGCCTACCCGGATGCGCATACCCAGCCATTGCGACAGATCGAGGCAGTCGAGCAGGGTGGTGGGTTGCACATAGGCGCGGCGTGCCAGCAGGGTGCGAACGAGATCGGTCATCAGCGACGCCTCCAGAAGTCTGGATTCATCAGCAACTCAGCCGTTGAGACCAACAACCAGAGCGCACCGACCAACATCACGCCACCAGCAAGCATCTCAAGGCCGTTTGGCCCACCTACGGGAGGTGCGCCAACCTCGGACCTTGGGTCACTTTGAGCAGCGCTGATAATCCTTGCGCCACTTTGGGCGGCGGCGTTGATTACAAAGATCGATGCCCCTGTCATATTCCTTCCCCCTCATCCGCAGGAAGCGTCCCGAGACCACGGGCCTGGATCTGCAGCAGCACCCGCCGCTCATCGTCTGGGGTGAGCCCAGCAGAGGCAAGAGCATCCATCACGGTGGCAACGGTCTTGCGCTCTACGAGGCGATCGGCGGCAGCGTCAGAGAAGAAGTCCCGCAGCCTGGGGTGATGCGTCAGCAGCCATGAAGCGGCCCATGCGTTTCCGGGAGTGTCCTTGGTGCCTGCTGCAGATTTACGAAGGCCGCCTAAAAGGTTTTGGCACTCTTCCGCATCAGCTAGAAAGATGGCGGCCCGAAACTGGTACTCAAGACTGTCTTCGCCCTTGTTATCCGCGTTTCTGATCCATGTGTGAGCAGTGGTTCGGCCAATACCAAGCCGATCAGCGATCAGGGCAACAGGAAGCCCGTGGGCTGCTTCTAGGCGAGCCGCTTTCACCAATTCACTGGTGAGCTTGGTGGGACGGCCGCCAGCAGGCACAGGCTTGGTTGTGTTGCGGTCCCGCATAGTCTAAGCCATAATTGCCGTTTGGGAACGGCAACGGCTAACCACGTGATGAAGTCACTGCAGTATCCCCGTTGTATCGGCCAACCTCCGCATAGGACGCAAGGGGGGTGGAGTCCATGCGCATGAACTTCATCTGCCCGATCTTGAGGCCTGGGTAGATGCCAACCCAGTGGAGCTGGCGGACGTTTTTCAGCTCCAGGGTGAGGCGTGAGCCGTTCCAGCCGGGGTCGCACCATCCGGCTAGCAGGTGCTGGAGGCCTTCGCGGGCGCGGGAAGATTTGAGCACGAACTGTGCGGCGATGCACTTGGGCAGGTCGAAGATCGGCTCACCTTCTGCGAGCAAGAACTGCCCCGGCACCATGCGGTAGGGGTCGTCTGCTGTGTGGTGAGCCATGCAGTAGGGCACAAGGCCGGGCCCCTCGCTGGACTCGATCAGGATGCTCGAGCCCAGGCGAAGGTCCAGGCTTGCAGGGTTGAGGAGGGCGGGGTCAAAGGGGGTGACCATGCCGGCTTCGCATAGGGCACGGATCTGGAAGTCAGCGAGAACGGTCATTTGGTGATGGGTTCGTAGATGGTGCGGGCTTGGTGCTGGGCGATCTGGCGGAGGTCGGTCCAGAACGGTGCTTCGTGATCGGCGGGGAGGATCAGTGCCTCGGGGGTGCCGTTGGTGGAGCGGACCTTGAGGATGCGGAGGCCCCAGCCGGGGTGCTTAGGGGTGGTCATGGATAGGTAACCTGATCGGCAGCGGACTCAATCCGCTCCCACGCATTGGTCATGTCTCTGCCGGTTTCCCATATCCCGCGCCACTGGGTTGAGTGCCGGTTGTGCAGGGCTCGCAGCCTGGCGATTCCGCGTGTCTCGCCTTCAACTTTGTCCACCTGCCAATCCTTCCCGCGAGGGGATCGCCAGATGTCGCCAAGGCGGAAGCGGTCAGCAGGTGGTGGCTCAGGCGAGCGGAGAGGGTTGTGAAGAAGTCCGATCATTACGATTGCTGCACGGTTTGAACGGTTACGAAAATAGTCAGGTACTGCCATCGCCCTTCTGCAACTGCTCGCCATCGGAGCCCCGGAAACGATCATCCGTTCCCCAGCCATTGCGCTGGTACTCCATCAGGAACACCAAGCAGCAGCCGGCGTGGGCTAGATGGCTCAGGCCGGTTTCAGGGTCGAGATCCTGGCCGCGCCACCAAGCGAACAGGTGCCTAAGCAGAGCGGCGTAGTACCTGCCCCAGCGGGCACCTCGGCACCAGTTGTTGGCACCGTACTTGCTGGCCCCGAAGGTCAGCACCTCCGCGATGGCTTCCATTGCTGGTGGCGGAAGCAGGTCAAGGCGGGGCTTGCTGGCGCTTTCGGCGGATTTACGAGCTTCGCCTTGGGGCTCGTCAAAATGCTCAACCATGACTTTCCTCCTGCACGGTTTGCCTGGCCCCCGGCGTGTGGCACCCCACCCCGTCAAGGAAGTCGGCGGTGGTGCTGCTGCCGTGACGCTCCCTGAGAATGGCGGCCAGTTCGTGGGCGACGGCGGCGGAGTTGCGGCGGCAGCGATTGCAGACGTAGCCAGTGGCACACATACCAGTCCCTGGGTCTATGACGCTGCACACGGCCAGGGCTAGGCGGTCGGCAAGGGTGATGGCGGCCGGGGCCGGTCCGTCTGCCCATGGCGCGGCTCCCTGAGGGGCTGGCATGTGGAGCCGCTGATACTGCCAGGATCCGTCAGCGTTTTGGCCGACGCCGCAGTTTCCGGGAATGATGGGAAGGCGTTCAGGCATTGGCCCCCTCCAGCTCGGCGGCGATGCGCTCCAGAAGGTCCCCTGCAACAAGCACACCCGCTGCAAACATCGGGTGAGAGGTGTCGCCGATCAGGTCTTCCGTTCGGTTGGCAGCAGCGCGGAGGGCGGCGGCGGCAATGGGGCGGGGGAAGTCCCGAGTGAACCATGTGTCGCGAGCCGCATCGTCAACCGCTTGCGCGGTGGGGGAAAGTGGTTCGTTCACGCCTCCACCTCCCCGGCCTGGGGCAGTGACGGACAGCGATCAGCAATCCAAGCAGGCAGGGGCGGAAGATCTCCAGCCATGCCGCCGCTGATCCAATCGCGCACGCCTAGAAATACGTCCGCGCTGTAGCCGTAAGACCCCGACATTCCGCCCCACCAGTACAGGCGAGTCAGAGCTTCCACCGCCACCGGCACCACCGCCGGGGCGGGCGCGGAGAGCTGCTGGAGCAGGGCGGCGGCGCGGCGCATGGCAGCAGCTTTCTCAAGCTCGGGGCATGTCGCTACTGAAGGATCCACGGCACCACGGATCCAACCGCCGCGATGGAGGCACCAACCGGTCCTGCATTCTCCATTGACGATCTTGTTGCACAGAGAATCAAGGGCGATTGCCCCTTGATTCAGCCTGTCCACCAACAACCCCACCTCCCCCACCCCCGGCGCTGGTGGGGCGGCGGGAATACGGTTCAGTGCTCGGACGACCTCCTCAATCGGAACCATCGCCCCATCGCAGAGAATCGCGGCGCCATCACCGCAGATACCTTCGGACCAGCGGCCACCCCCTACCTGCGGCGCTGGCAGGGCTGCCGGGGCGGTGGGGCGGCCCCAGCGGGTGAGAATGGCGCTGCACAGGTCGGCAACATCCTCGGCGCAGACGTTGCCGATCAGCCGGGCATCGGGTTCCCAGCCAAAGGCGTGCTCCTGGACCGCCTTCGCAATGGAGATGGTGCGCTCACCCTGCCCCTGCCCCTCCGGCTGGGCCAGAGCGGCGCGGGCGGCGGCAATGGCGTCGGACCATACCAGCGAGCTTTGCTTGGAGCGCAATGTGACACTCGTGCTGTCCAGCACGATTAGCTGCTCCAGGGCTGCGCGGATGCTGGGGGTGCTCATGTGGTCTCCGTGGTGGTGGTGGTTTGCTGTTCAACCCGCTGGGCCCAGCCCCACGGGTCTCGGCCGGCATCAATGCCAGCGTAAAAAATGTCAACCAGCATAGCATAAAGCTCTATCTTCTCTGTAATTGTTAAGTCGATTTCATCTAGCTTACGCTTGGCTAGTTGATCATGATACCAAAGCTCAAAGGCCGCAAAGTCTCGCCAGTGATCATCAACAGCATCACCCTTGCCCCATGGGCGCACGGGCCAGGCGTGATTGTCCGGCCAGGTTTCATCCCAACCGCAGCGGCCAGGGCGGAAGCTGGTGCAGCACTCGCCGGATTGCTTGAAGAACCCGCCGCGATCGGAGTTCTCCCACCAGAACCGGCCGATCCGGCCGCCGTGGCAGCTGATTTCAATCATCGATCGTTCTCCTCACGCAGCAGCAGCGAGCAACCGTGTTGGCCCTGCAGATCGAGCCACGCCGCTACGTGGCGGATCGCGACGCGGGCTATAGCGGCCCGTTCGTACTCTTCCCCGGCCAGCTCCTCCGCTTCCCATGTCGCCGCTACCACCATCTCCACCAGCCCCCCGGCAGGCGCGGTCGGCGTGGCCACCGGGGCAGCCT